CTATGTAGGTCATTGTAATACTTAATGTTGGCAGGTGTGAGGTTGATTAGCTTAGTCGGTAGGTTTTTCAATCGTATCCTGTTCAGCTATTGCCTTTGCTATGTCTTTGAGTTTATCACCAAAGTCCTTATTCATTGTGTCTGGTATCTTATCAGTGTCTTTCTGTCCGAGATAGTTCTTTCCAAGCCATATAAGTAGCTGTGGATTGCCTTTCATTGCGTATCTGTACTGTGCAACACGAAGGTTTTTGAATACTTGCGACTTGCCTTTATTAAAGGCTTGCAAAAATTCCTCATCGTGTTGAAGAGTTGATGCACTACACTCGCATATCATGGCAATATCTTCTTGTGTTGCAAAGCGTTTAGCCATTCTATATACTAAATTATAGTCAATTTTTATCTTAGGTCTGCCTGCTGGCATTTTATCCTCTTTAGTTGTTCATTTTTTCAATAAAACTTACCTCAACAAGGTATTTACAATTATCAATAACTTCCTCTCCAAAAATACTATCAGCATTCATACTATGTAAATGTTTTGCTAATTTATAACTTAAATCATTTCCTGTTTTTACTTCTGCTTCTAATTCTTTACTCATTTTTCCTCCTCTTAATTCAAACTATCATTACTAAAATACTGCAAATTAGTAATGATAAAGAATTGATAGAATGTGATATAGGAGTTTTCTAAAAATATGAGCAAATAGCCGTGCAGGGATAAAAATGAATAATAAAGGAAGAAGGCAATTTGGTTCACTCGAAATGGATTGGTTCAATGAATTTTTCAACTTTTTCAATTCACATTATCGTTACTAAAATACTCTGGATAAGTCATTGTACCTATCACATAAGCACTCAGTGTTACTTTATTCTTTAGGTTGTCTATTATTATTGATTGCGACTCGATTATCTCCAGAAGGTCTCGTTTAGTGTACTTTCTACCGCATTTTGTGCAGAAGTCACCATTGAACTCTTGCATATTATTACATTCAGGGCAGTATTGTAGTGTCATATTTCACCCAAATTGATAGTTCCAAGACTAACACTTGTCATTCCACCTTTATCTAATATGAATTTCTTTTTGTGTAGTGTTTTGTGGTTGGTATAGTTTTGTGTTTTAACAATATCATCTTGGAAGATTACTTCCCAATCTGTTATCATCGGAATAAAGAATAATCGTATCTTTTCCCATAAAGTCGTAACATCTGGTATAAAATTATAATACCATTCTGGATTAAAATTATCACACATTATACCATCTCCCAATTATCACCTGTCCATTGCTTTGAATATTTCTCTTTCATTACAAATGCAAGCCAGAGTTTTTCCATAGTTCTAAATGGAAGAGTATAATCAGATTCCTTTTCAAATACAAATTGGTAGAATTCATCGGATAATACTACATACTTATTAATGCAGTCTGCTTCTTCCCAATGTTCTATTAACATATCCTGTAACTGGTCTTGTTGTGGTAGCCAGATAAATTCTTCCCTTTTCCAGTCTGTCCATGATTCAGCTAATGGAAATGTGAATATTTTTGTATTTATTTCTTCATCTGTTCCTATATAATATACAACATCACAATCACAAAAATATTCCCGTGATTTCTGTATCTCAACAGCTTTCTCACACATATTGATGTATTCTTTAGTTCTGTCCATATATTCCCCTTTGAATTATGCGTTTCGAGTGCCTTGACTTTACCTGTGCTTATAAAAATGCACGCCTATCAATCCACATCACGTTAATGCTTCAATTCAAGTTGCAAGACACTCATCTGGACAAATGGTGGAGCTGTCGATGTTACTCGATTCATTCAACTATCCCGTAATTCAGGTTAGTTGAAGCAAAATAATTCAGCCCCATAAAAGATTTATCTTGACTTATTTATTTAATATTATTTGATTGACACAGTTAAATTAAGGAGGCGTAAAATGAAAGAAAAAATCGAACAGTTTTTAGAGTACCTGTTAGCGTTTATGCTGACAGTTTATATCGGTGTGTTTGCACTGATGATTATTGGAGGTTAAGATGAAAAAGTTATCAGAGATTCTCAACAACCTGTTTATCATAATTGGTATTATCTTCGTGATTGCGTGGATAATAAGGATGTCATTATGATTGGTTATGTAGCAGTTGGCATGCTCGGCTTTTTTCTTGGTTGGGTGTTTATGTTTATACTGAGTTGCTTACATCACGCTAAGTATTATGATAGAATGATCGAAGCTGAGAAAGAACTTCAATTATATGAAGATATATGTGCAATTAATGATGATGTTTAGTAAACACAGCCTTTGCCAGTCATATTGGCTGGCATTGGCAATACTTAACACACTATGGTCGTCAAAAGAACAATGAATCTTACACTATACTATTCAAGATGGAAGTTGATTGTGTCAAAGAAAAAATAGTTCTTGACAATAAATGGTAGGGTTTTAAAATTTGCTACATAAAAATTAATTGAGGATTAATATGAAACTTACAAAAAGAGAAAAACAGTTGCTTGAAGAACACGGAGACTATATCAAAAAAAGGGTTCGTAAATTTAATTTCATTCCGCCATTACAATATGAAGAAGCTACGAGTTATGTTTATAGTGAGTTATGCAAACGAATTAAATCCTATAAAACATCTAAGGAGTTTGAGAAGTTTCTCAACAGGATTATAAAATTATCTGTTTACAATTATTACAGAAAAGCAAGACACGAACCAGTTAAAATAAATGAAAATATTGCTTCCACTTGTATATCTGTTGAAAAAGAATATTGGCAAGAATGCAAAGATAAAATATTAAAAGAAGAAATTGAAAAACTTGATCCTGAGAATTGTAAAATAGTTAAATTGTATTATTTTGATAACAAGACTGAAAATGAAATTGGCAAGGTTATAGGTCTTGCTCGCAATACTATTTCGGTAAGATTAAAGAAAGCACTTGCAATCATAAAACCTAAGATTGAGAAACGATTAAAAGAATTAGATGAAATCAGGAGTGAATTATAATGGCAAGAGAGATACCATACTTCAAATTCTTCACTGGTGAATATCTAACTGGTGATATTACACTTTGTGATATTAATACTCAAGGTGTGTTTGTTAATATCTGTTGTTACTACTGGAATAAGCAAGGTCATTATTTCTTAGCAAACGCTAAGCAAAGGTTTAACGACAATATTAAAGAGATAGATGAATTGGTTAGAAAGAACATTATAAAGGTTGAAAATGATATGATTCAAATTGACTTTTTAGATGCACAACTCAAGGAACGTACTATGTTACATAACAACAGGGTGGTCGCTGGTCGTAAAGGTGGTAAAACTAAGAAGATACAAGCAAATGGTGATTTTTGCTTAAGCAAAGTGAAGCCAATAAGAAAAGAAAAGAAAAGAAAAGAGAAGAAAAGACAAGAGAAGAATAAGGCGATTTGCACTATCCAACAATGGCAAAAACATTTCTTTGAATATGCTAAAAAGTATTTTGCTTTTCCAATATCAAAAGTTAAATGCGATGCTCTTGCTTTGAATAGTTACGAATACTGGTCAGATAAAAACTGGCTTCGAGATAAGCAACCGATGAAAAGTTGGAAGCAAACAGTAGAATCTAAGGTACGCAGGGAAAACACAAAACTGCGAGATTGGGATGTTAAAGAAGTAATAGATAACGGCGTGGGGAGTATGTAAAATGAGTGATATAATTTTTAATGATCATTTTCAAAACTACAAAAGATATGGAATACATAAGGCTCAATTAGTTATTGCTGATATTCCATATAATGTTGGTAAAAATGCTTTTGGTTCAAATCCTGCTTGGTATAAAAATGGGGATAATAAGAATGGTGAAAGTGAATTGGCAAATACTGAGTTTTTTGATACAGATAAAGATTTCAGACCTGCTGAATTTATGCACTTTTGCAGTCATATGATGAAGAAAGAACCAAAACAAAGAGGAAAAGCACCTGCAATGTTGGTTTTTTGTGCTTTCGATCAACAAATGTATTTAATTGAGCTTGCAAAAAGATATGGAATTAATAATTATATTAATCTTGTATTTCGTAAAAACTTTTCAGCTCAAGTATTAAAAGCAAATATGCGAGTAGTTGGTAATTGTGAATATGCTTTATTGCTTTATCGTGATAAACTACCAAAATTTAATAATAATGGGAAAATGATTTTTAACTGCATAGATTGGATTAGAGATAACAAAACTGTAAAAATACACCCAACCCAAAAACCAGTTCCACTACTAAAAAAACTAATTGAAATATTTACCGATGAAGGTGATGTTGTAATAGATCCAGTTGCTGGAAGTGGAACAACATTAGTTGCAGCAATTCAAACAAATAGAAAATGTTATGGATTTGAAATAAAAAAGAATTTTTATAAAGAAGCAAAAGAACTTATTGACAAAACATTAGACATAAAAAAATATGGCTACGATAAAACAGATATGTTAAATGATAGTGAAA